AATCTGGGTCATATCCTTTCCGTTACTTCTACCAGTGAAACTCCTTATACGGGACAACCATCTATTAGAGTGACGAGTGGTGAAAATGCTCAAGTCCTTCTTCAGTTTGATGTTTATGGTAGAGTAACCTCAGCTCAAATTACCAACTCTGGTCAATACTATTACGATGTTCCTAGATTGGCTGTTGTTGATAGATCAGGTAGAGGTAAGGGAGCGACATTAAGTTGTAAAGTTAATGGTGTTGGTGGTGTTGATCAGATAAAAGTATCTCATAGTGGTATCGACTATAACCCCGCCACGACTACTGTAGAAGTTGTCACAATTGGTAAAGGTGCCAGTATTGGTGCAAATGTAGAGTATTATGACTTCAATCGATGGAGTCTTATTGAAACTGCACCTAATCAGTTTGTTGACTCTGGTAATGGTTACCTCTATCCCGATAGTGAAGGGGTAAGAAACAAATTTGCATATATTGCAGATCCCATAAAGTTAAGAGAAAGACTTGGAGATGATGGATTCCAACACTCTCCTTTGGTTGGTTGGGCTTTTGATGGTAACCCCATATATGGTCCAATTGGTTATAGGAACACCAGAGACGCTTCTGATGGTTTAGTTCGTCAGAAATCTGGATACAGGAAGAGAGCAGACAGGGCAGATATGATTCCTTCAAATGGAACAGAGCCTGGTGTCACTCCACCTAACTCTTCATTTCCTACAGGTACATTCATTGAGGACTACTACCACGATAACAGACCCTTCAACTCGGAGACGGTTGATGGTAATGATACCCTTGATGTTTTTAATGGAAAGGTATGTAACACCCCAGAATTCCCAGTAGAGATTTATCCCGATGGGGTCTATTGTTACTTCATCACAGTTGAGGCTGATGGTACACCAGCTTTCCCCTACATTATGGGTCCAACCTTCAAGAATAGACCAATCTCACAGACACTTAATGTAACTGACAATCAGGATTTTGTTCCTATCACATTCAAGTTGGCTGACCCATCGGCAACATATGATAAACGAATTATTGATTTTGACTTCGATAAAGTTGAGAGATATAGAAATCCCTATTTGGAATCCACAAAAGATGGAATCAGGTTAGAAGTATCTGATGTTTCACAGGGTTATGTGTCTGGTATTCAAGTGGAGGATGGGGCACCATATAACAGGATTGTTGGTGACTACCTGTATTTTGATGATACAGATACGAGAGGTCAAGGTGCTGTAGGTAGGATTACTCATATCTGGGGTGTTGATGTAGAAGACAATCACGGTATCAGAAATGCTACAAATACTAGACTTATTTCCCATCACCAACAGATTGACCTTAGACATTATAGTAACCTCAACCTAGAACTCGGAGCAGCAAGAAGAATCGGAACAATCAAAGCTGGCCAGGAACCTACAGAGGACCTGTATCCTATTGTCCTTCTTCCTATAAGAACAGGTGATTACTTTGTTTATGTTTCTGAAGGTACTGCTTGGAATGGTGATGATGTTGAATTGAATAATTGGGCTGTAGCTAGGGGTTTCGGTTCTAGTGTAACTTGGAGTAATGTTGAATATTACACTGAAGGAGAATTTATCTTTATTGAAGGTAACTACATCTACACTTCCAGTGGTGCTCAGGCTGTTATTGAAACCTATGAGGATCAAATTCTTACGGTTCATACAGATACACCTAACTTAGTTTTGGCTGGTGATACTTTCTTTGATGCTAAGGAAAATATTGTTGAGATTCTGTCAACTGAAGTTCTCCCAGAGGCACCTTCACTCTTAAGTAATGGTAGTCCATTTAGTGTTGGATCATCTACCTATTTCGGTAACTTCATTCCAGAAAGTGAAGAAAACCTAAAGGTAGGTGATCTTTGGTGGTCTGATCAGACGGGTCGACTCTACATCTATTATGATAACGAGTGGATATGTACTCAACCCATTGGTACTAAACCAATGATTGGTGCTTCCAATACTGGAATAGGTACACACGAACCAACATCACAGATTGTCTATCACCCACAAACAGAAAGAACAGTCACTATTTCCACTCAGGCACCTCAACTGAGGACTGATGGGAGTAATCTCATTGAAGGTGACTTGTGGTGGTCACAACAAACTGGTATCCTTTACATCCGTTATGAGGGTATCTGGGCTTGTACTGACCCCAATGGCACTATTCCACTAGAACCTTATGATGCTGGTGGTAGACCATTTGCGTTTGACCCAGATCCAGGTGATCAATCGGTAGGTTTGAAGGTTGTTGTATCCTTCAAGTCACCTGATTCATATAGTCCTGTTATCGGCGCTGATGGATCTCAAACCATCACACTTCTGGGAACGGACCCCAATAACTTGTTAGGTCAAGATATAACAATTGATATTACCGAGAATGGAACTCTCTGGTGGTCTCCAAGTGGTATTGGTACTGGTATGATGTATATCAGATACCAGTCAACTTGGGTTATCGCTAACCCAGTTGGATCCCTGACATCTATCTACGCACTGGATACATCTGCTCCTGATGGTGGTGGACAATTCCCTGGTGGTGGCGGTCAGGGGCCTGGTGGTGGAGCTGGTGGTGTTGGTCCTCTTCCCGAGAGTGACACTCAACCTATTCTCTACTTTAGAAACACCGCAACATTCAATGTTGGAGATATCATTGAGTTTAAAGTTGGAGCTCCCGGTATTGAAGCAAATGAAAAGGCAGAGATTCTACAGAAACTTCCTCAGAATGGACTTAGGGTCGATAGGGGCGTAGAATCAACAACGGCACAACCAATTCCCGATGGCACCAAGACAGAAAACCTCATTAACTTTGTTTATGCTATCGAAACGGTAGAGCCTCATGGACTGAATGATGGAGATGAGATTTTTATTGAAGGATCCAAGTATGAAGAAATTAATGGATCGAGAATTATCGATAGAGCTGGTAAAGTTAAACTCGCTTTAGGTGAAGGTGTACTGACTGGTGATGAGGTAACAGGATTTACTCTATTCAATAAAGGTAGAAACTATCCTCAAAATGTTATTGTCAAGTTTAATGGTGGTGGTGGAAGTGGAGCCAGGGGATCTGCTGATGTTGATCCAACAACTGGTGAGATTGTAAGTGTATCCATCACTGAACCGGGTTCTGGTTATATTGCGGCACCTATTGCTGTTTTCGGTGACGAACTACCCGATAATATGATTTTCTTCTATACTACACAATTCTATGAGACAGATGACCTCGTAAAGTATTCTTCCAGAAGAAATGGTATTCAGGGTGAGGTAGCTTATGCTGAAGTGACTTCAGGTGGTGTTGGATATGAATCCATTCCACCAATCCTTGGGTCTTATCCAGGATTGGCGGATAGGGCACTACTTGAGGTGGTTTCTGAACCTATTTTGAATAGGGCAATTAATGAGGTAAATGTTATCTATGGAGGTAATAGGTATGTAAATCCTCGTGTTATTTTCTATGATGAAGAACGTAGAGGGTTTGGTGCCGAAGGTGTAGTAAATGTAGTAGGCGGTAAAGTTACTGGTATTACAATTACTGAAGGTGGAGAAGGATACGAGGTTCCAAAGGCATTTGTCGTGGAACAAGATGGTAAGTACATTCCAATTACTGATACTATTGGTTCTATTCGTGGATTTAAGATTATCGATCCAGGTCGGGCTCTGAGTGCTGACCGGTCTCTAAAACCTGAGATTCTTATTACTACTAGATGTATTGTGTCACCCACTGACAATAATGTTGGAGAGTTTATTCCAGGTAAAGTAGTATACCAGGGTGATGAAACTAACTATAAATTAGTATCTGCAGTTGTTATTGAGTATCAAGCAGATAAACAAGTAGTTGTTCTTAAAGATGTTGATGGTGTATTGAAAGATAATGAAATTCTATATCAGGAAGGAACAGACACCGAGTTCCTTATGGTGAGAGAGGGTCAGGCTGATTGTTCTATTGTTATTAACGCCGAATCTGCAAAGATAGGTCGTTGGTATGACGATACATCAAAGATTAGTTCTGAATTGGCAGTTATTCAGGATTCTTACTACTATCAGTGGTTCTCCTATGTTATCTCTTCTCCCCTACCCCAAGTCAAGTATCAGACTTTCCTGGATAAGATTATTCATCCAGCTGGGTTTGTGCTTTTCTCAGATCTCAAAATCAAATCTGAGGTTTATTGTCCAGTCACACCAGAAGATTATATCAATGAAACAATTGGTTCTGTTACTATCATGGGACCCGATGGACCACAATTCACTTATGACTATGTAACTGAAACTGTTCTGGCTGAAGATCCTGATGGTAAATTCCTTGGGATTGATATAACTATAACGGATGATGAAGATTTTGACCAATCACCACTTTCTGGTTTAACGACTACTCAATCAAGTGTGTCTTCCACAACATCTTCTTCAGATTCAACTCAAACTTCATCATCTTCCGGGGGGTCTGGATACTGATGGTTAAGTTATAAATAACTAAAAATAAGGAACCATAAATCAAATGACTTCCACCCCAATTGCATACGATGTAGTAAAGATCAGTGAATTAGAACTTATTGATAGAGTACTAAATGGTAATGATGAAATTGTTGTCAATGACCTTTTAGTTGCACCCACAGAAACCAAAAGATGTAGGGTTATTGATCTTGCCGACTCTATCAAACAATTTGTGTTACCCATTGCGAGTGACACTTTGTTGGGTGGTGTTAAAGTGGGAGATGGTCTTACCATCAATCCAACTACAGGTGTTTTGACAACTGATGTTGTCAACTTTAATGATTTGGCTGATGTCACCATTGACACTCCAATTAATAATCAATTTGTCACTTATGATGGCACTGGTTGGGTAAACACCACAGCTAATCAGGCATTTGTTGAGATGTTTGGTGGGGATGCCATTGAAATTACAGGTAAAGGTACAAGTTCAGAAGTAATCAGTGTAAAACCTGGTGATGGCATCACCATTACCAATGATGCCGTAACTGTTAGTACTGGTCCTGGTCTTGCTCTTGTTAATGGTAGAATTCAAATCAATATTGGTAATGGTTTAGAATCCAACAATAACATTATTGCGGTTTCAACAGTCGCTCCTCTTTATTTCACTAACTCCGGTGATCTTGCATTAAATTATGGGTCTGGATTGTTACTCCAGAATAGTGCATTGGCCCTGGACACTTCAATGGTGACCCTCAAAGATGCTAATGGTAACGTTGACATTGCTGGTAATCTTACTGTTCAGGGAAGTTTGGTTGTAAATGGAACAAATAATATTCTTAACATTTTTGGAGACTTATCTATTGGTGGTTCCGTCCTCAATGGTTTGGATATTCAAGGAAACACTGATATTAATGGAGATCTTGTTGTCTCTGGAGATATTACCGGTCAGAACATTAACTCCCTTTCCGATGTTAACCTGAAAGAGAATATCAAAACACTTGATGGTGCCCTCGATAAAGTCAATGGACTTCGTGGTGTTTCTTTTGATTGGAAGAGAGATGGTAAGGCCAGTGCTGGTGTGATTGCACAAGAACTTGAGGAAGTTATTCCATCATTGGTTGTAACCGGAACTCAGAAAGCTGTTAATTACAATGGATTAATTGGTGTATTGATTGAAGCAGTTAAGGAACTTTCAAAAGAAGTTGAAGAACTTAAGAATAAATAAGTAAAAGTCAGACTCTATTATGGCTACGGCTAACATAAACGATCTAAGAATACATAATGCTAGAAATTTCCTAGAGGCTCTTCATGGACCTAATGGAGAATATCGCAGTTACATATTCTTAGGAAGAACAACTACGTGGGAAGTTGACGACGAGACACAGGACGAAGTTCCACCTACACCCACAAGTGCCATTGAGGAGTTCTATAGAACTTATCAAGAAATGATATCAATGAGATACATCCAAGAAGATGATGTATTTTATATGATTCGTAGAAATGCTTGGGTAACTGGAACGATTTACGATATCTACAGACAGGATTATACTCCAACTAGACTTTCGTATAGTGGAGCTAGGAATCTTTATGATGCCACTTTTTATGTCATCAACCAAAACAATGTTGTTTATGTGTGTTTAGACAATAATGATAATGCCGCATCTTCGGTTGAGCCACAGAATGACTCAAGTGATGCGTTTTATACTTCTGATGGATACCTTTGGGTGAAACTTTATACTATCAGCAATGTTGATATGTATAATCACGCAACGGAGAGATACATTCCAGTCACAACTGAATCATACTCATCCACTACTGAGGGTGCAGTTTATACCGTTGAGATTGAAGTTGGCGGTACTGGTTACACAAACAACCCAGCTGGAATCGGCAACCAGATTCCTTTCTACTTCTGTAATATTGTAGGTGATGGAACAGGTGCTGTTGCTCGTGTCAGTATCGCTAACCAGAAGATTATTGAGATTATCGTTGTGAGGAATGGAAGTGGTTATACTTATGGTACTCTTGACTTTACTGCCTTCAATGTATATACAAACCTCACAGACTTAGACCAACAGAAGAGCTCTCTAGACCCTCTCGGTGATGGTAACTTGAGGACAAAGGTTATTATTACTCCTCCCGGTGGATGGGGATATAATGATGACCCACTAATGTCGGAAGAAGAAAATAGACATTATGCCGAATTCCAATTAGCGAGACAACTAGGTGGTACACGAGTGGGGGTTTTCTCCACGCTCAACTATCCTTTAGCTGATTTTGCCGAAAATACACTCTTCCGTCAGATTGGAATTCTTCAAGATCCAAAGTTTTCCCCAAGTGCTGGTGTAAATCCAGATACGGCGACAGCTTGTTTTGCCGTTAAATTATTAGATTCCAGCTTCGAAACAGATTATATCATTGGTGAAACGATTCGGCAAGTTGTTAGGGTTCTCGATACAGGCGAACCCGACAAGTATGCCATTGGTCGGGTTGTTGGTTGGGACAATGTCACACAAGTATTGAGATACATTCAGATTCCACAGAATCATGCTGACAGTGATGGTGTCCTTTATAGATTTGAGGGTGCTGCTGAGGTGGAGGGTATGACATCAGAGAAAAAGGAATTCCCCGACACTATGTTTAATCTAGCTTCTTCTGGCGTTCAGTTTGAAGATGGATATGCCGCACCAGAAGTTGAGAGATATAGTGGATTAATAACTAACGTTGTAAATATCTCCCCCATTAAGAGACAACCCAGTCAATCCGAGAAAATTTCCCTCATAATCGCCTACTAAATAATTACATAAAGAAAGTTTATTAGAAGATGGCTCTCCAAACGAATACTAACGTAAAGCCTTATTATGATGATTGGGAAGAGAATAAAAATTATCACCGAGTTATGTTCAAGGCTGGTTTCCCAGTCCAAGCCAGAGAACTAACTCAGTTACAAACGATCCTGCAGGATCAGATCGAAAAGCTCTCGACACGATTCTTGTCGAGTGGCGATACGGTCCAACCCGGTGAATTCTCTCTGATTAACCCTGCGGTTTATGTCCGTGTGTCTTCAATGACACAGGGTGCCACCGTTGATGACTTTGTCGGTTTCTATGTAACTGGTGCAACTTCTGGTGTAAAGGCTCAGGTTCAGTTTGCTGCAGCTAGAACCGATGATGACGATGCCACATTCTATGTCAGTTATGTGACTGGTGGTGCCACTAGTGAATACAAGACCTTCTTGGAAGGTGAAGTTATAGAGTCAACTAACCCTAACTTCTTCACTGCTGTTGTTGGTGTATCCAATATCAGTAAGCCCGTTAATACTCCCGCCATGGGAGATGGTGTGATCTTCAATGTAACCGAAGGCACCTATTTCATTAATGGTTTTATGGTTAATGTTGAGAATCAAACCATTATTGTTGAGAAATATGATAAGAAACCAACCTGCCTGATTGGTTTTAATGTAGATGAAAACTTTATTACTTCTAATGAAGATACCAGTCTGTTAGACAACTCTCAAGGTTCCTCTAACTTTGCTGCTCCTGGTGCAGACAGACTTCAAATCACACTGACTTTGGTGAGACTTGAAGTAGAAACCCTCAGTCCTAACTTTATCCGACTTGCGACCCTCCTTGAAGGTAACTTAGAAGGCAAACAGGATAACACAGTAAAGTGGGATTGGTTATATGACATCATGGCTAAGAGGACTTTTGACGAGTCCGGTAACTATATCATTGATGATTTTGTCATCAAGCCCCTAGAATACATCAATAATGATGATATTAAAATCAGTGGTTTCTTTGACCCAGCTGTAGATATAGACGACAATCCAATTACTGATGATAATGGTAATGCACTTTATCCACCAGTTCCCCCCAAGAACCTAAGAGATGACTTAATCATTCCCGATGACTATCTAACTTTCGATGAAGCCGATGCAAAGTATGTTATCAATATATCTCCAGGAGCGGCATACATTCAGGGTTATGAAGTAGGTTTTAAAACTTCTGTTCATGTATTTGGTAACAAAGCCAGAACTCTGTCATTCAGAGATAACACCATCACTCAGGTGACACAGGGTGTTAACATTGTCGTTAGTAATGTTTTTGGTGGTGTTGATATTCAAAACTCCGTTGGGGATGGATCCTCTCTGGCATTTGACAATGTCGTTGTCTATCGTAGTTTTATCGATGGTTACGTTGGTGATTCGGTTGATACGAATGGACGACCTTTGAATAGAGGTAACGCTCCCTGGACAACCTATCACATTATTTGTGATAGTAATGTTGGAGCAACCAACTTTGGTAACAATGAAGTTTATAGAGAAGGTAAGAGTGTCGTTATTGCTGCAAGTTCCCCCAATGGTCTTCAAAGAGGAGACACTTTGGGTGGCGCTAGTATTTTGGTATCTACTAAGGTTATTCCCTATCCTTCTGGTGTAATTAAACCCAGATACATGTATCCCAATGGTTTGGTTGATAGTGGAAGTGGATTCTTTGGTTATAACTCCACATTTAGACTTGGTGTCCTAGAATCTTCTTTCTTCACAGAACTTGCTGTTGTTGATGAGTATAATGGAGGCACCAATTGGGTATTTGGTGATCTAGTTTATGGTGAACAAAGTCAAGCTATTGGTGTTGTTGAAGAAGGAACGACTAGTAATGGACTTGTCCTTTCCAACATTGTCGGTAGATTTGCCAATAATGAGATTGTTTATCAGGGTGATGGGGCTTCTAGAAAAGAATCTAGAATTCTTAGAGAAGGTGAGGTTGTAGGTTTTGCCTTCACTGATGCAGGTCCTAGTAATAACATCTATGATTTGTCTGGTCAAACCACATTAACAATCACCACCTTAGGTTCTGAGTTGACTCTGACACAGGGTGCTGGTGATATTGTTTGTAACCCCACGGAAATTAATCTCACCCAACAGGGTAGAGATAAATTATATTCCTTCCCATTCCCAGAGGGAAGTCCATTCAGAACTAATAGACTAAACTACAATGTTACCACTAATGGTGGTGTTACTGGTTTTGCTATCGTTGTTGCTGGTAAAGTTACGAATACACTTCAAAAGACTAAGTCATTCTTCTCTGCTTTGGAAGACCTTAATGACTTCTCGGCTGACATCTCTGTACAAAACAACGCAGAGACCGATATTATTCTCGTAGCTCAGAATAGCCTATTCACTGGTGCTACTGGTAATAGTTTTGTTACCTGTGATAGTTTGTCGGGTGACCCTTCTGATGAATTGGTATATGGTGATGTTGTCACTTTGGTGGATGACAATGGTTCAGAAATCAACAAAATGGTTTACTTTGTTACCAAACCAGTTGGTTATGGTACACAAAGAAGTTCTTCTAGGATTTACTTCACAACCAGTTTGAACTTTAATATTACTGGTAAAACTATCCAGAGGGTTAGACTTAAGTCCCAGGGTTCTGCTGAACAGACCTTGATATATGAACTTCCTCAGAAAGTAATTAATACTCTTGAGAAAGATCCCCTGACTACTGGTATTGATTATCAGGTATATCGTGAGTTCTTCGTTAATATCGCCAACGGAACTTCTTCCGTTACGATTACTTCCGGTAGACCTAACGAACAGTTCATCTCCAACAATAGTAATACCAGTCTGGGTATTGCCGAGAACCTTACAAGACCTCAAGATCCTAATAGGATTGAGGGTAGATTCTTGACGGTCTCTAGTTATGTCCCACAAGACAACAACACCACTATGGTGTTTAACTTGAATAGAGCAATCACTGACTCCTGTACCGTTAAGATTATAACTCCAGTCCAAATCACCAATGCGAAAGCAAAGAGAAAGATCTATAGAGAAGACGTAGTCATTAGAATTCCTACAGACAAATCTACCGAACAAGTCATTTCGTTGGGTATTACTGATGGATTCCAACTTAAATCAGTCAAGAACTCTTTAGGAGTTAATATCACAGACAACTACTACTTTGACAATGGTCAGAGAGATAATGTTTATGACATCGCTCGATTGATTCTAAAGCCTGGTCTACCCGAGGCTTATGGAGAACTTGAAGTTATTGTTGACTACTTCGACCACGATAACATCGGAGATTTCTTTAGTGTCGACTCATACACTGACCAAGATGGTGTTGATTATGGTCTCATTCCTGTGTTTTTCCCAACTACAGGCAAAACAAATGCCAGTTCCTTTAGTAATAATCCATATATTCTGAGAGATTGTATCGATTTCCGACCCATTGTCAATACCTCAGGGTCCAATGCCTCTGTAATTGCCTCTCTGGTTTCAGGTGTCGATGCTCAACATTCTCATAACTTTAGAGATGAGTCCAAAGGAGGTAACGCTTTCGTTCCTCGTTTGCCTGTATCTAATAGTATCTTTGAGTCTGATGTTGAATACTACCTTCCTCAGTTTAACTCTTTGTTTATTGAGAAGAGTGGGACTCTTACACTTGTAGCTGGAGAGCCAGCAGAAGAACCAATCAGACCCGCTGACCTCGCTAATGGTGTAAGACTCTACGATATTCTTCTTCCTGCTTATACTTTCAATGTGAAAGAAATCAAGATTAAGAAATTCAACTTCAAGCGTTATAGAATGAAGGATATCGCTAATCTTGATCGTAGAATTGAGAGATTAGAAGATATCGTCAGTCTGACTCTCCTTGAACAGAGTGCTCTGAATATGAGTGTTCGTGATGCCGTTACTGGTATGGATAGATTCAAGAATGGTATCATTGTTGATAACTTTATGGGTCATGCGAGAGGTGATGTATATGCCTCACAATATAGAAATAGTATCGATCCTAAGAGAGGTCATTTGAGACCACCTTGTTTTGTTGATTCCATTAAGGTGGAAGAAAACTTCCAGACTGATGAAGAACGACTCAGTCTCGGTAACTATGCAAGTAACCCGTCTGGAATCGTAACGGTTCCGTTTGATACCACCAGGATTATCAACCAACCTTTTGCTACTAGGTCTATTAACTTACAGCCGTATTCGGTATTCTGTTATGAGGGTGTTGTTGACTTAGATCCACCTGTTGATACTTTCCAACAAACTAACAGACAGCCTGATCTCATTATTGAGAATAACACCGTATATGATGCCCTAGAAGCCCTCACCAATACTCTCAATGAAGAGAATATGCTCGGTACCGAGTGGGGTCCTTGGTCAAGTAGCACCAGTACTGGCACCAGTAGTTCTGTTCTCACAGGTGATGCGTCAGCCAATTTTGTGGCTAATAATTCTGTTGGTGTATCTGGATTGAATCAGGGAGGAATAGATCTGCTTGCCTCTGGTGGAGCTCCACCAATTAATGTCACCAGCTCAACAACTACCACAGTATCCACAAGGTCGGAGTTCTTCAGACAATTACAAATCGCCACTGGTCAAATTGATGAGACATCTTATGGTGATAGGGTTACTGATGTGGCTCTCGCTAGAACGATGAGAAGTATTGCTGTTTTCATCTCAGCAAAAAGCATGAAACCCAACACAAGACTTTATGCTTTCTTCGATGAAGTTGATGTAACTTCATATGTTTCTCCTGATTCTATTGTACCTGGTACAGAATTCCCTGATGGTATTGCTCGTTATACGGGAACACCTAATTCCAACCCCGGAGGCTTCGGTCTCCCCCTCGTGACAGACAATACTGGTAACTTTACTGGTGTATTCCTTATTCCTAATGGAAGACCCCCTGTAGAGGGATATCAGTATACCGGGATTATGTCTGATATTCAGTATCAGACCACAGGTACTACAAAATCTTTCGCCACTGGAACTAGAACTCTTCGGTTATCTTCGGATAGACAGAATAAGAAACAGACCGATTTGATAGAAACATTCTCACAAACTAACTTTGTTTCTAGCGGTATCCTTCAAGATAAGCAGGAAAGTATTGTTTCTACTCGTATTCCTGACTTTACAGCCTTCCAGGGTGACCCGACAGGTAATACAGAGACAGTAGTAAGCAGTAGTTCTACTGTTGAGAGTGCTGAGTATTTTGACCCAGTGGCTCAATCATTCCAGATCGACAACAATTTCAGAGAAGGTGTTTTCGTAACTGAGTTGGATGTATTCTTCCAAACTAAAGACCTCATTCATGGTTGTGAAGCTTTCTTGACAACTACAGATGGTGAAGTTCCTACAAGAACTATCATTCCTCACTCTAGAGTTGTTAAGAACACCGACTCCACACTGAGAGTTCAGTGTCAACTAGGAACTGAAGTCAACTCTATCGCTCTGGCAGCAGGAACTACTGTCATTGGATCTGAATCGGGCACTACTGGTGTAATTAAATCAACGATTACATTTGAATCTGCTGTCGCTAACCCAACAGAGAATGTGACTAATAAAGTCTATAATGTAATTCTTGACAATTATGTCTTGGGTAATTCTGATCAGAATATCAATAATGAGTTCTTCCCAGGTGAAGACATCGTACCTCAACTAGACCCACCTGTTACATCACTATTCACCATTGTCAATGACGAGTATGATGTAACAAGACTGGACTTGAAGAATGTTGGTAGTGGATATTCGACAGCTACCGTTAACTTCTCAGACCCAGAACTTCCTGGTGGACAATCAGCTACAGGTACTGCCTCCATTCTCAACGGAATGGTTTATGAAGTCAAAGTTACCAGTCCAGGTACTGGTTATGTAAAAGTTCCTTCTGTCACTATTGACGGAAACGGAGTTGGAGCTACAGCCAGCGTAAAGGTAAATAGAGGAACCTCTGCTGTAGTGATGGGTTGTGCCACTTCTGAGGATGCAACTTCACCTACTAAATTTAAGTTCCATGCTCCTGTTTATCTGAGAGGAAATACTTGGTATTCTTTCGTTGTTAAGTCTCCAAACTCTCTGGAATACAGAATGTGGACTTGTAAGTTGGGTGAAAACAAAGTTGGCACAGAAGATAGAGTATTTGACCAACCAAACCTTGGTTCTATCTTCAAGTCACAGAATGGTGGACTTTGGACAGAAGACCAGACCACTGATGTTAAGTTTACTCTGAGAAGAGCCAAGTTTAATACCAACACCCAGTCGGCTATTCCTTTTGTTAACAAGCCACTTGATAAGTTTACATTGAATCTTGACCCAATTGAAACTTTCGCTGATGGTTTCGATGACGACTCTCAGGTGTTTGGAGAAAATAGTAGAGTTATTAGGGTCTATCACACCTACAATGGACTTGCTCCTAATGATTATGTTGTCCTTACCGGTATCGTTGGAGACAATAATAATACCTTGAATGGTATTCCAGTTGAAGAGGTTATTGGTATTCACGAAGTTATTGATGCTGACCTTCTGTCATTTACTATCATGACTCCGTCAGCCGCTACATCTACTGGTAAGTTGGGTGGCTCTAATGTAATGTCTACCTTCAATAGACCTTATGAAGTTCTTAACCTCTATACTGGTTTGGCACTTAACGCCAGTAGTCAAGTAAGATGCACTTATAGAGCCACTCAGTGTGCTGGTGTTACTGGATACAATACCATTAATCAATATCAACTTGACAATCCTGTAGATATTATTCCTTTGGAGGACTATTACTTCAATGGATCCAAGGTTGTGGCTCACCCATTGAACGAATCTAAGTATAACGACACCTACCATATGAAGAATCAGAAATCTCTTCTGAATACCTTCTACCTCATGACTAATAACGATGCTGTCTCGCCTGTTCTTGACCTCATCAGAA